GCTGATGTAACACCACCAGCGGCAATGGGTACAGGAACAGGACAGGTGATATAATGCCATTGATAGCTAGAAAAGTAGGAAGCGGAGATACAGTGAATACAGTACACCCGATTTGTTTATCACCAGGAACAATATTAACTGATACAGGTAGTTCAACAGTATTTGTAGTTGATCATGGAATACATAGAAAGACAGATCTTAACCAACCTCATACACATTGTCCTCCAGTATATGGAACAGCTTTAGTATCTCACAGTCCTGATGTTTTTGCAGAAGATTTAGAAGTTGGAAGAGTAAATGATACTTATGATTGTAGTGCTAAAGTAGAAGCTACTACACAATCAACGGTATTTGCAAACGAATAAATAATAACATGGCGCAAGATTTATACAAAGAAATAACAATTAAACAGGCAAAACAGCCAAAACCACCTGTATCACAAAAAGCATACAGAGGATTTAGCACGGTTAACCCTGAAAATAATAGTTTTCAAATGTATGACCTAAATTTAATAAAACAAGACGTTCTTAACCACTTTAATATTAGGCAAGGTGAAAAGTTATCTGACCCTACGTTTGGTTGCATTATATGGGACGCATTATTTGAGCCGTTAACTGAAGAACTTAAAGACGCTATTGTTAAAAATGTTACAAGAATAGTAAATCATGACCCAAGAACAACAGCTTCAGACGTGCAAGTTACAGAATATGAGAGTGGGTTGCAAATTGAATGTACGTTGTCTTATCTACAATACAACATAAGCGAAAATTTACGTTTACAATTTGATAAAGATCTGAATCTTGTGTGATAGAATTAACTACTACGTTAATAGAATATCATAAATACTGTAGTATAAAATAAAGGAATTCAGATGTCATCTACAGATAGACAAAATAGATTATTAATAGCTGAAGATTGGACTAAAGTATACCAGAGCTTCAGGAATGCAGAGTTTCAAAGTTATGACTTTGATACGCTAAGACGGTCTATGATTACCTATCTTAGAAATAACTACCCAGAAGATTTTAATGATTACATTGAAACATCAGAATATCTTGCATTAATAGACTTAATAGCATTTTTAGGTCAAAACATTGCATACAGAGTTGACTTAAATGCTAGGGAAAATTATTTAGAACTAGCGGAAAGAAGAGAGTCGGTATTACGTTTAGCAAGATTGCTTTCTTATAATGCTAAAAGAAATCAAACAGCAAACGGCCTTCTTAAAATTGAATCAATATCATCAACAGAATCTATAGTAGACAGTACAGGATTTAATTTAGCAGATCAAATTATTACTTGGAACGATCCAAGTAACCCTAACTGGTCTGAACAGTTTACTAGAGTACTAAATTCTGCTTTACCGCAAAATAATACAATAGGAAAACCCGGAAAGACTACAACTATTAATTCGGTACTTTGCCAAACTTACAGATTTAACTCATCTAACCAAGATGTTCCAATGTATACTTTTTCAAAAGGTGTAAATGGTATTTCAACTAATTTTGAAATTGTGTCCACTGATATCAACCTTGACAAAACTATTATAGAAGAAGAAATGCCGTTACCAGCAAATAACCTTCAATGTGTTTATAGAGAAGATGGTAGAGGAAACGGAAGTAATAACACCGGATACTTTTTCCATTTTAGACAAGGCTCAATGACAACAGGTGACTTTCTTGTTGATAATCCTTCAGCAAATCAAAGAATTAATATTGAAGCAGAAAACATTAACGACTCTGATGTGTGGTTGTTTAAATTAGACACAAACGGAGCACCAGAAAAACTTTGGACAAAAGTTCCAGCTACTGAAGGAAATAATGCAATTTATAATAGCTTGTCAAAAGGTATAAGAGATTTTTATACAGTACAAACAAGAGGCAATGATGAAATTAGTTTAGTTTTTGCCGACGGAACATTTGGCAATATCCCAAGTGGATCTTTTAGAGTGTTTTATAGAACTAGTGCAAATAGATCTATGAGAATTAATCCTGATGAACTTACTGATATACAGTTTAATTTTGATTATATTAGTAAGAGTGGAAAATCAGAAACTATGACAATAACATTGGAATTAAAGGACACTATTACAAATGCAAGTATATCAGAGTCTAGTCAAAGTATTAGAACTTATGCTCCGCAAACATATTACACACAAAATAGAATGGTTACTGGAGAAGATTATAACATTACACCATTAACAACAAACCAAGAAGTTATTAAAGCTAAAGCAACAAATAGAGTATCTAGTGGTATAAGCAGATACTTTGATTTAAAAGATGTTACTGGAAAGTATTCTAGTACTAATCTTTACGGATCAGATGGAATATTGTATAACGAATCTTACGAAAGTAAGCAGACATTTACTTTTTCAACACAAACAGATATCGAAGGCCAAATAGAAAACATGATTTTACCAACAATAAAAAGTCGTGCTATTAGTAATTTCTATTTTGGAAATTATGCAAAAATTATTGTTAGCGATTTGAACGCAACTTGGGTGCAATCTACTAAAGGAACAAATATTTCTACAGGATATATGACTAACACTAGTAACGTAGCTTACCAGGTTGGCATTTATACTGGCGGATCTCTTAAGTATGTTGAATCAGGTGCTTTGTTAAAATTTAAACCACCAGCAGGATTTTATTTCATTGGAGATGGAGAGCTAACAGCAGATGCAACAGCAAAAGGAGCAAGTTCTTATAAATGGGTTAAAGTTATTAGTGTCGACGGATCTGGTACAGCAGTTAATACTACAACAAACGAAGGCCCGATTGTATTCAATGAAGTTCTTCCTAAAGGAAGTATACTTGAAGAAGTTAAACCTAAGCTAGTTAAAGATATTACAGCTGACGTAAGATCACAGATTATTGATCAAGTTTTTGCATACAAAACTTTTGGATTAAGATATGACCAAGTAAACAGAATTTGGCGTGTAATTATTAATGAAAACTTAAACATTAATGATCCGTTTAGTAATGGTAAGACTGGTGATGTTACAAATAATAAACTTGATGCAAGTTGGATATTACTTTTTCAAACTAATGGTGAAAAGTATACAGTAACTAATAGAGGACTTAGATATATTTTTGAAAGTGATAAAGAATTATCTTTTTACTTTGATAGCAAAAATAAAATATATGATTCTTCAACTGGACAGCTTGTAAAAGATAAAATTGGAATAATGAATTTTAATACACAACCAGATACATTAGCTAACTTTAATAATGACATTGATTGGGAAATTGTAAAAGAGTTTAGGAATGCAGACGGATATATTAATAGTAAAAAAGTAGAAGTTAGCTTTTTTGATCTTAATGATGACGGGTCAGTAGATGATCCAGATATTTTTGAAAATGTTGTAGCACCTTCAGTGAATCCTTTAACAAAGTATATCTTTCTTAAAAAAGAATTAACAGATCAAGGATTTTCAAAATTTAATTACCTTCCGACAGGAAGCTCAATAATTGTTAAAAATACAGAAGTAGAAATTGGCTCATATTCACAGTATGATGTTGATCCAACAGTATTTTATATTATTGATCAAAATAATTTTAAAGTATTAAGTGGTGGAGCATTAAGTTTAACAAGTGATTATCAAGCATTTACTGGTAGAGATAATCTTAAATTTCATTATGTACATAGTGCAGACGAGTCTAACAGAATAGATCCAAGTGCAAGTAATATTATTGACATATATTTGTTAACACGAAGTTACGATGTACAATATAGAAAATATTTACAGGGAAATAGATCTACTATGCCTCTTCCACCTAGTGTTGATGAATTATTTCAACAATACGGACAAAATATTAATTTAACAAAGTCAATTAGTGATGAAGTAATATATCATCCTGTAAAATATAAAACGTTATTTGGTTCACATGCAGAGGAAAACTTACAAGCAACGTTTAAAGTTGTAAAAAATACTGAAAATGTAATTAATGATAACGATATTAAAGTTCGAGTAATAGAATCTATTAATAGATATTTTGCATTACAGAATTGGGACTTTGGCGAAACTTTTCACTTTACAGAAATGGCAACATACGTTATGAATTTTATGGCTCCTGACGTAGTTAACTTTTTAATTGTTCCAAATCAAGGAACACAGAGCTTTGGAAGTCTGTACGAAATTAAAAGTGAAAATGATGAGCTATTTGTAAGTGACGCAACAGTTACAGATGTAGAAATAATAGATTCAATTACAGCATCGAGAATACAAGCTTCTGGTACCGTAGTTACAGCTTCATCAGCACAGAATACAGGAATACAAAGCCAAGCATTAACAACTACTAGCTCAAGTTCAA